GCGTTATGGTATAATGCCTATAATTGACGTTAAATATAGACAGGTTACACCGTCGAAGATAGTAAGACGATGGTAACAAGGGGAAATTATGAAAACTGAAATTGCTTATCCAGAATTGCCAACTATGCCAACATGGCCGGATCCCCTGGAAGCGGATCGGGCCGATCACACCGCATTACGCCGACGCATGTTAACAGGAACGTGGTACGCCGATATCTACGATGAGTTAGAAAGGCACATATCAGGCGCGCGTCAGGTTGCATGGGGCGACCCTGACATGTCGAGTAATATATTTAGGGAAACAACCAAGGCATTAACTGCGCTATATCAACGCCCGCCGACCGTGGAAAATCCAAACGCCATGGAGGGAAGCACAAAAGGCTTTTTGGGTAATGATGGGATTTTAGCCCGTGCCGGTTTATGGGCGATAATGAAGCGGGTCCAGTTTTTTACAATTGGGTTACGCGAATGTTTTTTACGGGTCGATATTTCAGGCGGGAAAATTAGTTATCGAATAGTTACGCCGGACGTCGTAACCGCCATGCCGTCGCCTCATGATCCGCAGGTCCCGATCTCAATTAAAGAAATGCGGTTACGTTATAACGAGCTCACAAAAAAGAAAGAATGGACGATCGATCATTTGGATATCTCAAATCCGGAAAATCCGATTTATGAAGTTTTGATTCTCCAAAATAAAGACGGGGTAGAAACATATCAGGACGCGACCGATCAATTTTTGGGATCCTCCATGTCGGGTGCAAACTATCCCTATCGAGACATGGACGGGGTGCCGTTTTTACCGTACTCGATTTATCATGCAGAGATGACGGGGCAATTATTCGATCCGTTTTACAATGCTGAATTAGTCAAAGGGAGTTTATCGGCGACAGTTTTTTATACATATTTCGCGCATTTAATGAGGGATTGCGCGCACCCCCAACGATATATATTTAACGCGAGACTTGCCGGCGTATCCTCTGCCGATGGTAGGACACCAAACACGGCGCATGTCGATTCGGATCCCGCCTCCATTATGGTATTCGAGCCAATTGCAGAGGTAGGCGAAGGGCAAACACCCGGCCAATTTGGACAGTTTCAACCGGGGGGCGATGTGGAAAAAACATTAACCTCGGTTACAACCTATGAACGCAGGTTGGCAACGTTGGCAGGTATTAACCCCGCCGACGTTCAAAAAATGTCAGGCGACCCGCGAAGCGGTTACGCTATTGCAATATCTAGATCGTCCCTTCGCGAAGCACAGGCAGAATATACCCCGTCGTTTAGATTGGGAGATTTGGCAACGATTGAAATTACGGCTAAATTATGCAATAGATATTTAGATACCAGATATCCAGAATCGGGATATGAGATCGCATATTATGAATTGCCGTTGTCTCCGGAAGAGCAAAAAGCCATGCGCGAAGATATTAACAACAAAATCGACCGCGGTTTAATGTCAGCTATACAGGCGGTCATGGTCATGTATCCACAATACGACCGCGACGACGCGGAACGGTATTTACGACAGGTTCAATTAGATAATTTAAAATTACAAATGTAAAACATCAAACAGAGGGGTAATAATGCCAAAAGTAATTACACATGAGGGTAACGAGTACGTTTTAAAATCCGACTACGACGCCGCGAAAACGTCTATGGAAGGAAGAATTAAACAGCTCGCAACACAAAAAAATGAATCCGATTCAAAAACCATCGCATTACAAAATCAGTTAGACCAAATGCAAGGGCAAATAACAACCGGCGAAGCGTTGCAAACACAAATTGCCAGCTTGCAAGCTGAATTAACAAATGCAAACCAACGTTATAACCGTCATGCCATGTTGTCTCAAATCGGGATAAATGACGAATCGGTCCGGCGTGCGTTTGAATGGCAATATAACGAATTGGGAGGCGATGAAAAACCAGGGTTTGATACCTGGATAGACGGGTTAAAATCAAATCCAGAGGGCGCGCCGGCGATTCTCCGATCCTACCTCCAAACAAAACCAGAGGGACAACCGCAACAAATGCAACCCCAACCAAATATACAACCGTCCGAAGTTGGACAAATTGCATGGCAGCCAAAACAACCGGCACCGCCTGCAAACAATGGCGTGATATCATCGCAAACCAACGGCTTATCAAATCAACAAATTTTAGAACGTGCCAGCATGGATCCGTCATTTTATAAAGCGAATCGCGAATTGGTCATGTCATTATACAGAACCGGACAAAAACCGACCGCCCCGCGCATCCAAGAAAATTAATGCTATAATTAAAACGTGGGAAATTTAAAGGGCGGGGTTTACTCCGCTTTTTTTATGTTTGCCAGATTCTCAAAAATGTACTATCATATTTTATATGGCGTAAAAAATGGCCGTCTCGACGACGTTAAAATTCGAGCCATTTACGAGCTGACAAATAAGCGGATATCAGGGTCGCCCCCGTAAAAGCGCACATCCGGAAAAAAAGTTTTTTATCCAATGTAATAAATAGGAGGCCATCATGGCAATTACTTATTCAAATGCGTACAACGCCGGCGACGGTTTGCGCATGCAACGAATGATCATGCAAGAATTGAATTTGACCCTTGCAGATCCTACAAATCTTTTAACATACGAAGGCGTTTTTGAAGTTGGTTCCGTTGACGGTTCCGGGTCCGATACTCTTAGTGAACCGTTTGCAAACATGGGTTACGCTACTCCATTCGCGACAACGACAGACGGCGCGGAGGTTTTAGCAACGGATCCGACTTTTTCAAATGTTGACTTTCAGGTCGGCCGCTATGCGCTTCGCCATGATGTTACTAGTCTCGCAGAAATGACGGGCGGAATGTTAGATCCGTTCTCGGTTGCGCAATATATGGTTAGATCTGCAATTGCGACCATGTCCGACGTTGTAGCTGGTACGTTTTCAAGTTTTTCAACATCGGTAGGATCTGCCGGAGTAGACCTAACAGTTGATAACATTCTTGACGCAATTTTCGAGCTTGAAACCGATTCAAATACAGATTTCGCTTGTATTCTTCATTCTGTGCAATTTGCAGATTTTCGCCAGTCTTTACGATCCGAGTCTAACAATGCGTTTGGATTCAATCAGGCTAGTTATGAAATGATGAAAGCAAAAGCCCCCGGATTTGCCGGCGAATGGGGAGGGGTTCAATTTTACAAATCGAACCGCGTAACCGAGTCCGCAGGTAATAAAATCGGAGCCATGATCGGTGCAAATGCAATCGGTTACGTACTCGGTACCCCAACGCAAACACAATTAAGCGACGGGCGTTTGATTCCTGCCGGTGTACCTGCGATCATTGAGTACGAACGCAAACCAGCTTTCGATCTTACATCTATTATCGGTAATTTGTATTGCGGTGCTGCGATTGCAGAGGATGCGCGCGGCGTTAAAATCGTTACTGATGCATAAAAAAAGTTTTGGGGGTGGGGGTATGTTACCCTCTGTTAGCCCCGGCCCCCTCCTTTTTTTTGGAGGGGGTTAAACTAACAACAAAACAACATCATAATAAACAGAGGGAAAAAAAATTATGAGTTTTACAAGAAAGACATATCAGGGCCAAAGAAAAGCCAGTACCGGCGAAAATCGTTTACCGATTCAATCTACAAATAATCCGTTTTATTTGGTACATTCGCCCCTTAGTTGGGATCTATTACATACGGATCGCGGTTGGGAGATATTGCCACAAATTCACAGTTTGCCACGAGCTGCAGGCATGAACGGCATGGGAATGACGCCCGGCGGAGGCGTTGACGATTTTCGCACCCTCCAAAAATTACGCATTGAACAGGGTTTTACAATTCTCGAAATGGACTACAACGGCGGGTATATGATCGAATGGCGTAACCAGTACGGACAACCCTATTACACTGATATGTGGACAACGCCAAAACAGATCGGCGGTAAAATCCGTTGGGTAACCGATGACAAGGCAATTAATGATTTTAAACGTGAATTGGTAGAATCGGGAGTCGTAGATCCGCCGGATGAATTTGTAATTGATAAACTCAAAGAATCATTACAACGAAGAATCGATAAACGCGTACAAGATGCCCTGGTAAATCCAGATATCAAACGTCAAAAAGAAGAATTCGAATTGATGTTAAACGAAATTGATATTGCTTATGACAAGCTCCTAAATCCGAAAAAAAATAAAAAACGGGGGGCGTAATGGATAATAAAAAAATTGACCGCATCACAAAAAAATTTATAGAATCAAATCGAAGGGCAGGCCATCATGTCCCACCGGCAAAGGTACGGGCGGAGGTAGTACGGCATGCGATTCGGCGAGATAGACAAAAAAAATAACCATCAAACGAGGCGAAGAAAATGGCATTTTCAGGAAAACCCTTTTTTCAGATCCCGCGACCTATCAGACGCAAGGGACATCTTAATATCGAAACACTAGCAGGGAACAAAACTTTAGTTCACATTGATTCCCAATTTCAGGCGTTGGATCCAAACGGATCGAATAGAACTATTATATTACCGGCGTTACTAGATGGTCTTAGATATGATATCTTGCATGATGGTTCGGCGAATGATTTAGTTATCAATACGGCGTTAGGTGCGACAATTGTAACACTAACAACAACACAATCGGCAACGCTTGTTTGTGATGGCGTCGCCTGGAAAAAATACTAGGATAAATCATGGCAACCAATAGATATCTAGCCCCGCGCATCCGAATACCCGATATCCTCGAAAGGGGGCGGGCTTTTAGTGCCGAGCTTCCGATTTATCGAAACGGGGCGTTAGTCGCTCCGGATTCTGGTTTTTTTCGGCTCGTTGACGCAAACGGGGCGGATATTGTTGCCGAGTCGGCGGTAACGGTCACCGGAGATATCGCAACATATGCGATATCAGCTGGTGACCTGCCGAACACGTTAGATTTTTCCGATTCTTACATGCAATTCTGGAAACTAACAATTGCGGGCGAAGTGCATGAATTTAAACGTCCATGCGCGTTGGCAAGATCTGCAATTTATCCGGTTGTTTCCGATTTGGATTTAGAAGCGGAGTATTCTAGTATTGACAATTTGCTTAAATCACCCGCTACGACTTTTCAAGATAAAATTGACGAGGCATGGGTCCGAGTTATCCAGAGGGTACGCGACCAAGGCAATTTAGAATATCTTATCATGTCGCCGGAATCGCTTCGATCTTGTCATTTAAATTTAACCCTGTTTTTGATTTTCAAGGATGCCTCGTCAACGGGCATGGGGCTGGATAATACATACATGGAGCATGCCCGCGAACACCGAAGCATGTACGAAGGCGATTTTAAACGCCTTCAGTTTAAATATGATATTAATGAAGATGGAAAGGTTGACAAAAACAAACGGGCGGGATTCCCGGTTATTTTTACAAATAAACCGCCTCGATTTGGTATAAATCGACGTTATGGACGCCGTAGGTTTTAACGATGTCCGTAAAAAAATCATTGATACGGCAACGCGTACGGGATCGGATATTAACATTATCAGGATTTTCCGAAGCCCCCCAACCTCCGCAAGCGTTCGGACGATTCGGTCATAATGTCGGAGATAAATTATTTTCGGTGGGATTTAATACCACGTCGGCAAACGACGGGCGACAAAATGCAAACACCGGCGTTTATGTCTCAAATGAATTGACGGTTACATGTGCGTTTATCATCAAACCACATGATCAGGTTGCCAGTTATGACACGGCGTTAGATGGCGAAGAATCAATAATAAAAGTTATTATAAATCCTTCGACGCCACTTTATACCGGCGTCCAAATTCGCTATATTGATACCAGTCGTACACTAACAGACAACGGCGATTTTATTTTTATTACAATTAATTTTACAGTTTTAAACCATATACCATTAACATAATAGGAGGCCGGGATGGCTTATAGTACAGTACCAAAAACCAAACGCGACGGGACGATCACACTTATCGACGCAACGCCAGTCGAATTAAACGTAGCGTACGAAGATGGGAATCTATCAATTGATATCCCAAAACAATTTGGATCTCTCGTTATCCGAGATCGTGGCGATACAGTAGCGGTCAGAAAACAAGACGATCAACAATTGACCGGAACGTTTTCGTTTCACCTTCGCCAATTTACCGATGGTTCAGAGGCGGGATCTATCATTGATTTTATCACAAAATCAGGTTTTTATAGTTCTAACGTTTCGACGGGTGCAACCGGATCCCCTTATATCGAGGAATATGCAATTAATATCAAATACTCATATGAGGGAACCGATCACGGCGATTCCGCCGATGGGACGGCAACATTAACAAAATGTTTGATTGATAGCTATTCTATTGCAGAGGGTGACCCGTCAAATGTTACAATCAATTTTACATGTTTCGGCGGACTCCCAACCTATACGGGACCGGCATAATTTAACGCATAACAGAGGGTAAAAAATGCGAATAGATTTAAAAAAATAC